TATTGATTTATATAGCGCCTTATGGCATATTTGTAACATTATGGCTACCGAAGTTTCAATTTGTTCAAATGCGTTAAGAAGATTAGGAGATTCTCCTATAACTTCTCTTACGGATAACACAGAAAGAGCAAGACTTTGCAATGGATTTTATGCAGATGCGAGAGATGCGGTATTAAGAAGCCATCCATGGAATTTTGCAATAACCAGAGCAACATTAGCACAATTATCTACAACCCCTAGTTATGGTTATGCTTATCAATATTCTTTACCTACAGATCCTTATTGTTTAAGAGTCTTGGAAATGGAATATGCTGATTATAAATTTAAAATTGAAAATTCATCTACTGAAGGTAGAGTATTATTAACAGACGAAAGTACCGCTAAGATATTATATATAGCAAGAGTTACTGATACAGTAAAATTTGATGCTATGTTTACTGATGTTTTAATTGCAAAATTAGCAGTTGACTTAGCATACCCTGTAACTAACTCTGTAACATTTCAAGCACAAATGCAAAAACTCTATCAACTAAAACTTTCTGAAGCTAGAAGTATTGATGGGCAAGAAGGATTTATTGATGAACTTGTTTCCCCAGTATTTACAGACTTTAGGAAAGGTTAATGGCAAGAGTACATCCGTTTCAAACAAATTTTACAGCTGGAGAGTTAACCCCAAAGTTAGCAGGGCAAGTTGATTTTAAAAAATATGTCAATGGCGTAGAAACATTACAAAATATGACTGTATTTCCACAAGGCGGAGCAACCAGAAGATTTGGAACTCGTTTTGTATGTGAAGTTAAAAATTCTGCTAATGCTACAAGATTAATACCATTTGAATTTAACATTACACAATCTTATGTATTGGAATTTGGCGATCAATATATAAGATTTTATAAAGATAATGGGCAAATAGTAGAAGCAGATAAAACAATAACTGCAATTACCAAAGCAAACCCAGCTGTTGTAACAGCAAGTTCGCATGGATATGTTAATGGAGATCATGTATGGATTAATAGTGTTGTAGGAATGACAGAAGTAAATAATAGAAGATATGTTGTTGCTAATAAAACGACTAATACTTTTGAATTATCTGGCGTAAATTCAAGTAGCTATACAACATATAGTTCTGCTGGAGTAGGACAAAAAGTATATGAAATAGCAACTAATTATACTACAGCACAAGTTTTTGATTTAAAATTTACCCAATCAGCTGATGTTATGTATATAGTACATCCAGCACATGAACCATCAAAATTATCAAGGACAGCACATACAACCTGGACATTAGCTGAAGTTGCTTTTAGTAATGGGCCATATCTTGATGTTAATACAACAGCAACCACATTAACCCCAGCTTCTGCGGGAGTCGGAGCAGGTGTAAATATTACTGCTTCTGCAATAACAGGAATTAATGGTGGAGTTGGTTGGTTAGCTACAGACATAGGTCGAGAAATAAATATGAACGCTGGTAAAGCAACTATAACTGCCAGAACAAATTCAACTGTCGCTGTTGCTACAATTACAGTTGCGTTTACTAATACAAATGCTATCACAGCTTGGAAATTAAGTGCTTGGGGAGATACCACAGGTTTTCCACAAACGGTAACATTTTTTGAGCAAAGATTATTATTTGGAGGATCTACAGATTTCCCACAAACTATATGGGCAAGTCAATCTGGAGAATATGAAAATTTTGATGTAGATGACTCAAGTGCTTCAGATGCGTTTATTTATACTATAGCGGCAAACAAAGTAAATACTATTAGATGGTTAGCCCCAGCAAGAGATTTAATTGTAGGTACTGCTGGTGGTGAATTTAAAGTAGGTAGACCAACTGGAGAACCTTTAAAACCTGACAATGTACAAATAACACAACAAACAACTTATGGTGGTTATACAACACAACCAGTACAAATTGGTAATGCTGTATTATTTGTGCAACGACAAAAAAAGAAAGTAAGAGAATTTGTTTATCGTTTTGAAGATGATGCGTATACAGCGCCTGACATGACTTTGTTAGCAGAACACATTACAGGAGATGGTATTGTAGATGTAGATTATGCACAAGAACCTGAATCTATTTATTGGGCAGTACGAGAAGATGGCGCATTATTAGGAATGACTTATCAACGACAAGAAGATGTTGTTGCTTGGCACAAACATATAGTAGGAGGAAAAGGAACATCTTGCATTATTACTGTATCAGATTACGCTAATATTGTAACAGGAAGTAATTTAATATTAACTAAAAGAGATGGAACTACAGTAACTTTTACATCAACAACAGGTACAGCAGGAACAGACGAATTTAAAACAGAAACAAATAATAATACTACTGCAACAAATTTAAAAACTGCAATAAACAGTCATGCTGATTTTACAGCAACTGTAGCAAGTGCGGTAGTAACCGTTACTGAAACTTCTGAAAGCGGCATTAATTATTTAACTATTCAAAGCTCTGATACGGTTAGATTAACAACAACAAATGAAATTCACGCTAAAGCCAAAAGCGTAACATCAATCTCGGAAACATCTGAAAATCAAGTTTGGATAATTGTTGAAAGAATAATTAATGGTGCAACTGTTAAATATGTAGAATATTTAGATAGTACAATAAATCAAGATAGTGCTTTATCTGGTACGGTTACAGGTTCTTCAACGACAGTAACATCCTTAGATCATTTAGAAGGAGAAACAGTACAAATATTAATAGATGATGCGGTATATCCTCCACAAGTAGTAACAAGTGGCGCAATAACAGTTAGTTTACCTAGTACCTTTGCTAGTAAAACAATTGAAATTGGATTGGGATATGTATCAAAAATTAAAACTATGAGAGTAGAAGCAGGAAGTCAAGCTGGTTCTGCACAAGGTAGAAAAAAAAGATATAATGAAGTAATTGTTCGTTTACATGAAACTGTAGGAGCAACTGTTAATGATGACCAAATACCGTTTAGAACATCAGCAACAGCTATGGGGCAACCAATAGCAAGTTTTACTGGC